GACCAACCAACCAGTTGATACACAAATAGCAGGTTTCATGTTTTGAATTTCTTTCATTGTTTTCCAACCAGCGTCTGATTGAATATCCTCCCAATACACCAAATAGAAATCATATGTAAATGGTATCTCTGGTATATCGTACTTTAGTTTTTTGCTAGTTGGTTTCTTTGCCATATATTATGAACATTCCTTATCAGTGATTTTACTATCTTTCAATAGCAAACACTTATGTTTACTGTCAATCTCTTGTCTTAACTGAGCAGTGATGGTTTCCATAATCATAGGTAAATTCTTTTCCATATGGTCTGCAACTTGCAAAGCAAAGATAGCAAACATTTTTTGTAGTTCAGCTTCAAACACTGACATGTCAACATTATTACCTTGTACTTTTTGTGTGATAACGTGACCAACTACGGCAGTATTATAATCATCTGCTTTAGCACAACTCACCACTGACCAAGAGGCCAAGTAAATTGCGAAGAAGATTAATACTAATTTTTTCATTATATATCCTTTGTTATTATTTATGGTACCATTATACAGGTTCCGACAACAAAGTCAAGCACTTTCTTTAGCTAAAAAGACTTATTTTACTGTGTTTTGTAGTGATTTGTTCTATTTTTGTTCTAAATTAGACAGGATAAGACGGTCCTTTTTCAATTTTAACAAAATTATCGTCCCAATTGAACGCTTCCTTAACCACTGCTTCAGTTAAACCTTTATACTTCTTATTAAGAACCTTGTCTTTCATATTTAAGAGTACGTTTGCCTCGTCAACATGTAATCCTTCTAGGATTTGTAAGAACATAGTTTCTTTAGATACTTTTTTAGTTCCATCATCTGCACCTTTGACAAAATGCCATAGTTTTTTTGATTCTGTTCTCAACCAACTATGTTCGGTACCTGCTGGTACTTCATTTGGTATAAATGGTGGTGTGCCTTTTGGTAAATCCCATACAATGTTAGGGTCAAATGCACCTTTTAAAATCATTCTTAAATGTGGACTATCGTTTTCTTTTAAAACGGCAATCTTTTTAGGTTTATCTTTTGCGTTGTTTACTTTTGTTAAAATTTCTGACAACAATGGTTCACTTGAACCAGAGGTTGATTGCATGGCTGTCATTGCAGCTTTGCTTATTAGATTTGGGTTTTGTTGTACCATGATTAATTCTCCAATTTGTTTAATAATTTCATACTAGTATATTTATACATGGAGGATAATGAGGCGGACAGAAAGAAAGGTAGATATGAAAAAACCTTGATGGGATAAACTAATAAAACCATCGGTGTCCGCCTCAAAATTAAAGGGTTATGCTGATACAGCGTAACCTTGTGAACCAAACAAAGCAGTTTGACCAGCTGCGATAACAGCTTTTGATGGTGTTCCTACTCTGTAAGATACTCCAGCAGATGTTCTATTTTCATAAATCATCATACCTTCGTTTCTTAATTTACCAACCATTGCAGCTGGTGATTTAAGGTCAAATGTGTTTCTTAGAGTCTTCCAAGTAACAGAATTACCTTTTGAGAAAAGATTTCTCACTTTTGTCGTTTTTGACATTTTAGTTCTAGCCATTTTAACATCTCCTTGTTTTTTAGCGTTTAACTTATTCATAATGTATTTTAGCATAATTGCTCCTCAATTGCGTTTAGTCGCCACTATTCAACAAGACATATCGTACATTTGTAGTATGCTCGTCTGAATTCTATAATTCATCATCAGGAGTGAACATGTCACCACCATCTTGTAGGTGGTTCAATTCATCTTTTATATCCTTTGACAAAGGTCTTGTAGTTTTTGGTCTTGTTTCATCCATCAAACTACTATAATCTATTTTGGCACTCTTATGTGTACCGTCTCTCATTGTTTTTAATTGTACCATTTTGGTAGATAACAATTGAGCCGGATGAGCCATATCAAAATCTCTGTACACTAAACCTCTAATACTGTCTATCACTATCGCAAGGTCTTTTGTAAAGTTATCATTCTTTGTGCGAATACCAATGTCAACAAATTTACGTAAAAGGTCAAAAGCAATGTCATCAACGGAGTGTTCAACAAATTCTTTAGTCTGTTGTTTCTTAATTTGTTTAGCATACTCTGTTTCTTGTCTTTTAGTTTTGACTTCACGTACTATTTTATCTGTTGGAAAAAATATTAGATTATCGTTATCACTCACTTATTTTTTCTCCCTTGAAATTCACTTTACCTTGTTTGGCAAAATGTTCTACTAATTGATTATAACCACCAATCAGTTCGCCATCAATTTTAATTTGAGGCATTTGTCTAACATTCTTACCAATGTCTTCAAGCATTGCTTGAGGTGAATCAAAGGATTCTAAAGCCTTCTCTGTGTATTCTAAACCAAGGTTTTTAACTAACGCCTTTGCTTTATTACAATACACACAGTTAGACTTTGAGTATATGATTATATTACTGGACATCTTTCTTCTCATTGTTTTCAACCACTTTCTTAAACGCTTCAGAAGACGCCTCTTTTAAATTATAAGAGTCTGTTGCTTCTTCAATCGTGTAGTGGAACATTTTATTAAACTCGCCCATTGGTAATCTTAATCCTATCCATGCTCTATAATAACCATTACTAGTCATTGTAACATCTTGTTCAAAGATTTCATAACCTCTAACTTTAGTTTCTTTGATAATATTTACCAAAGTAGATTCTACATCTGATACTACAGTTTTAGTTTGATTCTTACCAAGTTCGGTAATAAATTGTTTAGATTGTTTATTCATTTCACCTTTGATAATATCAGCTAACTCAGCCTTTGCTATCATTTTACCTTTTTCTATTGCAAGATTAAGGTCAGGCGAAACAGCAGTTCCTACGCCAAAGATACATACTTTACCGTCATCATCTGTTTTAATAAGACCGTTGTCTGCCATAAATGACATATCACAAGCCTTCTTCTCGTTGAAGTCAGCCATGTACCACTTTGGTACTTTAGTCAACTTCTCTTTGTCCTCTTGGACAATCTTGTAACTGTTAGTAGAACACGCCGACATTAATGCCAGAGCCGATACTAAACCAATTACTTTCACATTTTTCATCATTTTATATTACTACTCTTTCTTTTTTATACATTTTCAGATACATCATACACTAGTTCTTGGATAAAGTCAATGCTGGATTGAACAATTCCCAAAATCTGTTGTTTATCAACGATTCCACTGTTGTATAATATTACCAATAACGCAATGATAATGATATTTTTTATCATTATTGTACCTCCCATTCGCCGTTAGCGTTCAGGCAGACCTCTCCGAATGATTTAAAGGCATGGCCTGGTCGTGCATACTTACGACAATATTCTGGTTGTGTTGTATCATGGTAATAAAATTGTGCAAACAAATCCCAATAACCAGGACTTGCTGGATTCTTTCTACCATCAGCACAGTTCAGAATTTCTTTTTTGTATATTGTATCACCAACTTGTGTTATTTCAACAGTGATGTAACAATATTGACCACCAGTATCTTCTGGTTTAATAGTTTTAATCTTGCTATGTACAACTTCCTCTGCAATTGCCATTTTACATAATAAAAGTATTGATATAATTAAAGCTGTGTAAAACATATACACTTTCATAGATTTTCTAGGGTCTTGCATTTTTTAAACTCTCTATTGATTGTTTAGTATTATACACTTCTTCCTCATATAAGGCAAGCGTGGATGGGTTATTCTCAAACTCCATCAATTCTTCTTTTTCTTTGACTTCTTTTTCTAGTCTTTTTATATGTTCTATTCTACTCATCTTGGTTTTTCTATCCATTGTCCGTCTGGCATTTGACAAGCAGTACCAAATTCTACTTTACGATTGACACCACCGATACCAACCAAAGGCCAAGAGTTTGTTATGTCAACAGTGTGATTGTACGCCTTACACTTAATAGGTCCTTGTGTGTAAGTTCTAGTAATCTTAATTATACCACTGTTTCCTGTTTTTCTGTTATACCAATTTGTATATGATTGACCATGACTTGGACTTGTGTTAAGGTGGTCTACAAATACTGCGTTGTGTACATCTTTATCACTTGAATATAGCATATCTGCACCTTTAAACGCACCTATAACAGCACATGCACCTATAGCATATGCGTCTGTTACACCTAAAGCACTGCAAGCTGCCGTACCAGAGGCACCACCAGCAAATGCACCAACATGACTTCTATTCATACTCGTACAATTACTTAGAGCCAGTGATAATAGTCCTAATAATACTAAACGCTGGATTCCAGTTGTTGTCATTGTTTCCCTTGTTTGTTGAACATGCCGTCATGGTTAACACCACTATAATCGCCATAATTCCCTTTTTCATCTTGTTCTTTACCATAATCTGATTTATCATTTGCTATTAATTGACAATCATATTGGATTGTCTCAATCATATTTTGAATCTTAAAATCTCTTTCTGTTGATTTAGGGGTCTGATATTTCAAGACCCTTAAATCTTCTGCCATTCTCTGGATAGATTTTATCTTATCGCAAAATTGACTAATTTTGTGTAACATCTTCTTTGTTCCCTAATAGACCAAATTTCTTTACAAGACTAGCAAAATCTTCTTTAGTTTTTGCCCAACTCTCTTTTTGATACTCTTTAGTTTTTGTTACCTCACCACTAAACCATGTACCTACTTTACCTGGTACTTCCACTACAGTTTGAACAAACTCTTGTGGTGTAATAGTTTTAGGTTCATCTGATTTCGCAACGCCTGTT